ACGGGTACAATCATCGTCACGGTTGGCGGGGTGGTGTTCACATCAAGCGCGATCAATCTGAGCGCTGCAACAAGTTTCAGTAATGCGGCGAGTATTATTCAAGCCGCATTCACGACTCCAACATTCACTGTGACATTCGATTCGACAAGTTCGGCGTTCATCTTTACGACGACTGCGGCGGGCGTACTTGCGACGATTACCTATGCGACAGGTACGCTCTCGGCAAGTCTCAAATTGACCGCTGCGACAGGCGCGGTATTGTCTCAAGGCGCTGCCGCTGCGGATACCGCGACGTTCATGGACGGTGTTGTTGCGCTCACGCAAAACTTCGCTTCATTCATGACTGTCGACGAATCGCTGCTTGCTGACAAACAACTGTTTGCTACGTGGGCCGCTGGTAAAGAAGACCGTTACGCATACGTCGCGCAGGATAGTGATGTAACCGCATTGGTTTCGGGCAGTACCGCGAACTTTGGTTATTACGTCAAATCAAATAATTTTGACGGTTCGATTCCTGTCTATGGTAACGCTACTCACGCGGCGTTCGTCATGGGCTACGCCGCAGCGTTGGACTTCACGCGTACCAACGGCCGCACGACGCTATGTTTCCGTTCTCAATCTGGTTTGTTGCCGTCAGTTACCAGCGAAGCCGACTATACCGCGTTGATTGCGAACGGTTACAACGGTTACGGTGCGTTTGGTTCAAACAATCCTAACAACAATCAACTGTGGTTTTTCAACGGTTCGATTAGTGGCCAATGGAAGTGGGCCGATACGTTCTACAATCAAATTTGGCTCAACGCTAATCTACAACTCGCGATGGTTGGTATTTTGCGCGGCGTTCCGTCAATTCCGTATAACCGCACAGGCTACGGATTGATTTATGCGGGGTGCTTGGATCCGATTAACGCTGCTATCAACTTTGGCGCAATTCGTACAGGCGTGACGTTGTCCGAAGCGCAAAAGGCCCAAATTCAATTTGCGCTCGGCGTTGACATCACGTCAGCATTGTCTGCAAATGGTTTCTATTTGCAAATTCAAGACGCATCGCCAGCAACACGCGCACTTCGCGGAAGCCCTCCATGTACGCTGTATTACACCGACGGCGGTTCAATTCAACAGCTACTTTTAGCAAGTATTGAGGTTCAATAATATGAGCACTTTAACCTCCGCAAACGCTACGTTTTTGCTTTCAATTAAAGACCTGTTCCCAACGCCCGTTGCGCTCGAAGGGTACGCCACCGACGACGCGTTTACCGCTGACGCTATCACGCAAGCAGAAGTGCAAATCGGTGTTGATGGTCAGTTGTCAGCTGGTTTTGTATTCGCACCGCAACCGATGGGCGTAACATTTCAATCAACATCTAAATCCCTTGTGATTATGGATGCGTGGCGCATCCAACAAGCATCAAACCGCGAGGTATTTGCTGCGAATGGCGTGATTACCATTCCGTCGATTGGTATGATTTATACGCTGAAAAACGGTTATCTGACTTCGGCAAAACCGTTACCAGATGCTAAGCGTGTACTTCAACCAATGGCGTATACGATCACTTGGGAAAGTATCATCGGGAGTCCTATTTAATGGCACGCCAAACGAGCTATTTTACGGTCACTAAAAAGGGTCGCGATCAAGGTAAGACGTTTCTTTTGACAGAAATGTCCGCCTTGCAAGCAGATCGCTGGGCAACGCGTGCGCTGTTTGCAATCACGAAAGGTGAGGTTATCGTACCTGAGAGCGTATCGGGCGCGGGCTTTGCATTTCTCGCTGAGGCTGGGCTTAAAATCCTACTTCTCGCGCCGCTTGATATGGTCGAACCGTTACTCGACGAGTTGACGGACTGCGTGAAGTTTGTACCCAACGCTGATAATAAAAGCGTTGTGCGCGATATTCATGAAAGTGACATCGAAGAAGCTGGAACATACGCGGACTTGCGTCAGCAAGTGTTCGAGTTGATTTCTGGTTTTTTTCAACAAGGCGAGTAATTGACTTCGGGGTGTCGTCGGGTACTCCTATTCGCGGCATTCTGACTTATCGCAACGTATCCCCCTCGATTGGCGCTTGCGTGTCATCGAGGTTAGCCACTCTTCACGAGTTAGATACTGTTTACGGAACTCGTGATTTGTGGGATATGCTAGAGATAAACGCGATTGACTCGCATAATAAGGCGTTAGCTGAAAGGGATGAATGATGGCTGGTACAATTATCGACTCACTCGTCGTCGAATTAAACCTCGATTCGTCCAAGTACGAACTCGCTCAAAAACGCTCGACCGAAAGTCTCGACAAATTCGACAAGACCAGTCAGAAAACCAATAAAACCCAATTAGAGGGCTCTAAAAAACTCGCGGAAGGTTTCGCTAAGGCTACATCGTCACTCGTTGGATTTGCGACGGCTGCTGTTGGCGCTAACGGCTTTAAAAACTTCGTGGCTACGATGGTCACAGGTAACGCTGAGCTAGGTCGTAACGCCAAATTAATGGGTATGTCGGCGCAGCAAATTACTGCGTGGGGTTCTGTCCTCGAAGGTGTTGGTGGTAAAGCCGAAGATTTCGTGGGGTCTATTCAAAATATTAAGGGCGCTATTGCTCGACTGCGTACGGGTACGGGCGGTCAGCAAATCCTCGCGCCGATGAACATGCTGGGGCTAGACCTCAAAAGCGTGGAAGATCCGCTCAAACTCGCTCAAGCATTCCAACGTTATTCCAAAAGCAACGGGATGCAAGCGGCGCTCGCCCGCGCTCAAGACTTGGGTGTTAATGAAAACACATTCAAGGCGATGACACGTACCGATAAATCGGGCAAATTTACAGTTACTAATGATTATAAAGCGGCATTGGCTCAAGCGAATGCTACTAAAAAAGATACCGACGCGGCGGAAGATTTAGCAAAGAAATGGTCAACATTTGGCTCAAAAATAGACGCGATTAAGCAAAGTTTATTGCGCGAGTTCATGCCGACGTTGGATAAAATGCTCGACAAAGCGTTACTGCTCGCGGGCGGCTTTGAAAAATTAGATGATAAAACCAAAGCGTGGTTGGTCACGCTAACCGCGATTGCTGGGATTCTCGGTACTAAAATCTTTACTAAGGCTATCCTGGGTCTGCTGGGGGTGGGTGGTGCTGCGGCCGCTCCCGCTGCTGTTGCCGCCGCTGGTGGCGCTGCGACTGCTGGGGCTACCGCTGGCGCTGCGGGCGGTTTAGCCGCGCGGGTTGCTCTAGGCGCGACGCGCTTGGGTAACTTCGGCATGGCGCTCGGCGGCGGGTACGCTGTCGGTACGGGTATCAACTACGGGATTGAGAAATACGGGTTTGATAATAAGGCGTCAATCGGAACTAAAATATACGATTGGTTTAATAGCGATAGCGCCACCTCGACCCCCGCCTCTGGTGGTAAAAATGATATGCGCGGCGACAAGTCTTTACCTCGCGGACTACGTAACAATAACCTTGGTAATTTACGAACAGGCTCATTTACCAAAAGTCATGGGCAAATTGGTGTTGACGACGCTGGATTTGCAATCTTCCCTGATATGACCGCTGGTAATAAAGCGCAAGCCGATTTATTACGAAGTTATTCAAGACGCGGTTTTAATACAATTAATAAAATGATCAATCGTTACGCGCCGTCGTCTGAAAATGATACAAACGCATATATCCGCGCTGTATCCAAACGTACTGGTATTGGCGCAAATGACGTTGTACGAAGCGATCAATTTGACGTGCTACAGCAAGCTATTTCTTTGCATGAAAATGGCGCTAAATACGCTAAAATTATTGAGCAATCGTCAAATATCCCGCGCGGTTCACGCAACAGCGGCGCGTCGTCAAGTGAAGTCAACATCGGCACAATCACCGTGAATACTCAAGCGACTGACGCGAACACAATGGCTAGAGATGTGAAAACTGCATTTAGAAATAACTCATTGACCGCCGCGTCGGTTGGAGGCGCTCATTAATGTCGCTCATCCCATTACCTAAAATCCCCAACGTACTCGGCGCGCCAATCGTTAAGCGCGTGCTGGGATTGACCAATGAGGTCAATTATCTCGTAGCGCGATTGCTCATTGCGAAGGCGTTACTTGAAAGTTTATTTCTTGATATTTTCGGGCAGCAGTGGACGATTGTCGGTTTAGACGGTTCACAGATTATTCCAGACTCCGTGATTTCATTTGAATATCGAAACGAAGCGAAAGTGTCAGAGTATCCCGTTGACCCAAACTCGTTTTCAAGCTACAACAAAGTCGCGTCGCCGTTCGACATTCGTTTAGTGATGACGTGCGGCGGTAAGGGCGAAATGACGCGCGAGGCTTTTATCGCTGCGCTGGACGGGATGCTCGCAAGCACTGACCTATGGTTAATCACGACACCCGACCAAACCTACCAAAACGTTAATATGATACATTATGATTTTAAGCGTGAAGCAAAGTCAGGCGTTACGCTGCTCACGGTCGAGTGTTGGTTTCAAGAGATTCGTCAAACTGCGAGCGCAACGACTAAAGAGACGCAAACCGCAAGCGGCGCGGATAGCAAATCGTTAAGTATGGTGACGACGTCCACGCCAAGTTCATCGGTCGCACAATCGGCAACAGGGGTCACTTGATGCGCGTTATACCAATCGCTGATATTGCATCACAAGAATTTTCCGTCCTGTTGGGTGGTCAAAATTGCACGATTAATATTTACCAAAAATCAACGGGTTTATTTCTTGATTTAGCGGTTGGCGGCGCTCCGATTGTTTCATGCGTGTTATGTCGAGACCGCGTTAAATTGGTTCGCGCGGAGTACCGCGGATTTATTGGTAATCTGGTTTTTGTAGATCAAGAAGGTTCGAGCGACCCAGCGTTTGGTGCGCTTGGCTCGCGTTACGTCCTACTCTACCTCGAGGCGTCGGACTTATGAGCTTCGTCAAACGCGTAATCAACATCAAAATATATTCAACCAATGGCGATACGACCAAAGAGTTGTCGCTCAAGGGTTACCGCGCAATGCTGTTTCTGTCCAACTGCGCGGGATATAACGCGGTTGCACAGCTTGAAATGCGTATTTTTGGCATGAATTTGTCGGATATGAACGCGTATAGTTCGCAGTCGTCGTCACTAATTCAAGCCGAGAACTTCAATATTGCGGTCAGCGCTGGTGATGAAGGTGGAGTAATCTCGCAGATATTTTCAGGTAACATTACCGCGTCATTTATTGATTTCAATTCAATACCCGAAGTGTCATTCGTCATTTCGGCGGTCACGGGGATTAACTTCAAGTTAAAACAAATTCCCGATAGTTCGTGGAGCGGTGAGGTTGACGTCGCAGCGGCTATCGAAAAGCTCGCTAAATCTATGAACTTTGGGTTTGTGAATAACGGCGTAGCAAGTAAGCTGACTGACCAACGCGTGTATGGCTCGACAGTCGATCAAATTCAGCAACTGGCGAGCGCCGCGGGCGTTCCTGTTGCGTTTGAGAACGATATTGTTTACATCTGGCCCAATACTGGCGTGCGCGATACGAATATCATTGACGTTTCCCCAGCGACGGGGCTTGTTGGATTCCCGACTTACACTCCGTACGGCTTTCATATCAAAACTTTATTTAACCCTAATTTATATTTCGGTCGTCAGGTTGTGCTTAAATCGACGATACCGAAAGCGAACGGTACGTTTCCAATTGCGGTCACATCGCACGAATTGTCAACGCTTGCTCCCAATGGTCCGTGGTTCAGTGAAGTCGATTTGACAACGATCGTTGACGATCAGAAAGGGCGATACGTATGAGTACGTCAAATACCACGACTGCAGATATCGCAACGGAACTCGGGCGACACTCGTATTTAATTAATAGCATGCTCGCTAAAGTTCGTACGACTATGCCGTGTCAGATTAAGAAAGTGACAAATAATGGCGGTCTATCACCCATTGGGTACGTTGATATTTTACCACTCGTGCAGCAAGTTGACGGCTCGGGTGTCGCGTACGATAACGGGATTATATTCAACGTCCCTTATATTCGTATTCAAGGGGGCGCAAATGCGGTTATCATTGATCCACAAGTTGGCGATATTGGTTTGGCTGCTTTCTGTGATCGTGACATATCGCGTGTCAAGAAAACTAAAGCGCAAGCGGCGCCAAACTCAAGACGTAAGCATGATATGAGTGACGCGGTGTATTTGGGTGCTATTATCGCAGCTGCGCCGACGCAATATATACAATTTAACGACGACGGTATAACGGTCCACTCACCAGCTAAAGTGACTGTAAGCGCACCTGAAATTGATTTAATCGCGCCCAATGTGAATATCAACGCATCGAGCGCGCTTGCTATTTCTAGCCCAGCGACGACGATTAGCGGTACGTTATCGGTGCAAGGCGCGATTAGCGGCGCTGGTGGTCTTGCGGTGTCTGGCGGTGCTGGCGCTGCGGTTGACGGTACGATTACGGCTACAGGCGAGGTTACGGGTAATGGTAAAGCGTTATCAACCCATACACACGGCGGCGTACAAGGCGGCGGCGGTCACACGGCCCCGCCAGATTGAGGACTAGTCTATGACGATCAAACAAAGTACGCTTGCGCTTGATCAAGAAGCGTGGGATTTGGTGCTAGACATCAATAACAATTGGGCGCTCGCTAACGCTCCCTATTCAATCGCTCAAGACGTTGCGAGCGCGGTAAAAACATTTGTCGGCGAGTGCTGGTACGACATCTCTCTGGGCCTTCCGTACTGGCAAAACATCCTCGGTAAATATCCACCGCTATCGTTCGTCAAGCAGCAAATCATCAATGCGGCGATGACTGTACCGAATGTTGTGTCGGTAGTGGTTGTATTTGACAAAATTCAAGATAGACTGCTATCAGGGCAAATTCAAATTACCGACACTGACGGTACTCTATCAATGGTGGGCTTTTAATGACGACGAACGTACCTCCAATTGTTTGGACTCCGACAGGTTTACAGCTACCGCAGGAGTCCGACATTCTCGACGGCGTCCTTGACGACATGGACGCGGCGTTCGGCGGTGGAATGAATAAGGGCTTAACGACGCCTCAAGGTCAGCTTGCCCAATCTCAAACCGCGATTATCGGTGATGCGAACGATAACTTTGCGCTCATGGTCAACCAGGTAAACCCAGCGACCGCCTCGGGTTTCATGCAGGACGCTATCGGCTCAATCTATTTTCTTGATCGCCACCCAGCGCAGTCCTCGACCGCTGTTTGTCAATGTATCGGTGCGGTTGGTACGGTAATCCCTATCAACTCTCAAGCGGTCGATCAACAAGGTAATATCTGGTTAAGTACCGCTGCTGCAACAATTCCAGTCGGTGGCTCAATCAATATTCAATTTGCGTGTCAAGAAACGGGCGCGGTCGCTTGTCCTGCAGGTACGCTAGATAAAATTTATCAATCTATCATCGGCTGGGATACGATCAATAATCCAGCAGATGCGGCGCTCGGTTCTGCTGTCGAAAGTCGCGCGGAATTTGAATATCGTCGTCAAAATTCAGTCGCACTAAACGCTAAAGGCTCAACACAAAGTATTTACGCTGCGGTGTTTTCGGTCGCTGGTGTAACCGATTGCTACGTGATTGATAATCCTTCGAACGCCCCCGTGAGCATCGGCACGACAAATTACCCGATGTCGCCGCATTCCGTCTATGTGGCTGCGGCTGGCGGTCTCGCGCAAGATGTCGCAAATGCAATTTGGACTAAAAAAGATCTTGGCTGTGATATGAATGGTAATACAACCATGCAAGTTTTAGATACGAGTTATAATTTCCCGCAACCTTCGTACAACATTACATTTAATATTCCGAATCCCACTCCAATCTTATTTCGCGTGGATTTGGTCAACAACGCCAATCTACCATCAAATATCATTGATTTGGTTAAATCCGCAATCATAGCGGCATTCACGGGGGCTGACGGTGGTTCGCGCGCTCGTATTGCGGGAGTTATACTGGCAAGTCGATATTATTCAGGCATTGCGAATCTCGGTAATGGTGTTGAAATATTAACAATATTATTAGGTATTACGGCACCAACTTTAAACTCAGTCACTATGGGTATTGATCAAGAGCCAACGATAGATGCGTCGAACATTATCGTGAATTTGGTTTAATGTCATGCAAAATTATACTCAAACGATTTTAAGTCAATATGCGAACTCTCCGACAATTACGAAATTGATCGAGAACGTAAATACATATATTGATCAAAATCAAAATATGAGTAATTTCTACGATAAAATTTGGAATATTAAGACGGCGATTGAGTTTGGTTTAGATATTTGGGGTAATATTGTTGGGGTAAAACGTACTATTTTGGTCGCCGGACAAGGTATGGTGGCACTCGACGATGAAACGTACCGCACCTTAATTTTGATTAAAGCCTTAGCTAATATCACCGATGTGACCGCACCTACTTTAAATAAATTGATTGGTAAATTATTCGCAAATATCGGACGTTGTTATGTTTTAGATCTAGGCAATATGGCAATGCGATACGTGTTTGAGTTTTATCTCACGCCGCTTGAATATGCTATATTAACTCTATCTGATGTATTCCCTCGACCAGCAGGTGTGCGACTTGAATATTTTCAAGCAGATCCTAACGGATTGTTCGGTTTTGTTGAAATGTCGCAACAAAACGTATATTTGGGGATCAGTTTTACTTTGGGTTCAAGCAGTTTGGGCCGCGTGAATGCTCCTGGTACATTTGTCGTGCAACCATTCAATCAAGGTGTTTTCTATTCAACAAGCGCACCGCCAACATAAAGAGTGATTAAATATGCCATTTGTAGACGGGACGATATTGACAGCGGCGCAATTGAATCTACCTTTCGCCAGTTCGACAAGCGCAATATCTTCGATCAGTTCAGGATTGAGTACCAACACAAGCGCAATATCTTCGATCAGTTCAGGATTGAGTACCAA